CCAACAGATGACCGACGTGGAACTAACGTGTTTAGTTCATATCTCGCCGGCATCCGTACATTTACGGATGGCTCAAAGAAATTTCTTGACGTACAAATTGTCGTCGCTTAGATTCCTTGACGTTCAAACCAATCTCGTATAGATTGTACTTAACCCCTTCGGGGTTGAGTGGAGTGCAGGAGGTCAATTCCTACATTCCACTCAATCTCGAAACAGTAGATTGACCCTACAATGAAACTATCAAAAAAATGCGCTGTTTGTGGGACAGAGTTCCATAAATCAAATACGACTTCCATCCACACATGGAACACAAAAACTAAAAACTGCTCGAGACGCTGTAGTGCTATTTCTGTGCGTGATGTTACAATCGCTAGAAATATCGCAGGAAGAGGCAAATCCTTTTCTGTAGAACATATAAACAAACTCAAGAAAGCAAGGATAGGAAGGAAGCCTGCGTTGGGTATGAAACATACAGAAGAATCTAGGGCTTTAATAAAAGAAAAAGTACTAGCCGCGCAAACCCCTGAAGTGCGGCTTAAAAAATCTCTCGCACACAGAGGCTCTAAATCTCACAACTGGAAGGGTGGACGTATGTCAATCAAGCACAGGATGAGAACCAACACTAAATATACTTTATGGCGCACAGCTGTTTTTACAAGGGACAAGTTTACCTGTACTCACTGTGGAGACAATAAGGGCGGTAATCTGGAAGCAGACCACATTATTACAGTAGAGAACATTTTTAACTGTTTCAAAATAAAAACTATCGACCAGGCAATAGACAACTTTCTTCTTTGGGAGATATCAAATGGACGAACGCTTTGTAAGCCTTGTCATATCAAGAGACATTGTCGCATGGTATAATAATACCAATGACAAAAGGCGAAATCATCACCAAAGCGCAACTCTACCTAGACGATTCTTCTGAACTATCCACTCAGGAGTTTTCTGATTTATTCGACAAGTTTTATCGGATATTCAACAGCTCGCACACCTGGGAAGGCACAAAGTCAGAGGGGACAAGTACAACATCAGCTTCACTAGAATATGTTTCTCTTCCTTCTGACTTTCTATACCTCACTGCTAACTACAACCACACTGACCAGTCTTACGAGGCATCCCGGCCAGTTGTTTTCCGTGGAACAACCTACAAGCCATATTACGTTGTGTCTTGGTCAGACCGCCGGCAGTACCGTAACAACGAGGGGTATGCCTACATCGACTTCCCAAACTCACGACTATACTTCACCAAGCAACCAACTCTAGCTGAAGCGGTGGAGTTTGATTACCACGCACAGAAAGCAGCTTTGACTACTGACGAGAGCCCTTGGTTCCCGGAAGAGTTCCATGACTGGATTTACCACCGGATGGTGAGTGATGACTATATGATCCAACAGTCACCAAAAGGAAAGAGTTACGCAGCGGAGAACCGCGCAGCCGCTGATGAGATAATGAATAACGCTAAGTATTGGAATTCACAACTTGTTCAAATTTAGTATGGCAGATCGACGAGACATCGAGGGCTTTGGAAGCGGCACGCACAACCTCCTATCGGATGAGCTTATTCCTAATGACGCAGCAAGTGAGTCTATTGGCTGGCTTACAAAGGACGGCAAGATTGAGCTGATGTACGGGCGCCAGGCACAAGGCGCAGAGGGAACGACAGGGAAGGTCTGGGCGATGCACACCGGGTACAAGACAGACGGCACATCTGTATTCTTCCGTAAAATCTGGGACGGGACCGAGGGAAAGATTCAATACTTGAACGGCTCTACCTGGACTGACGTGATTACCGGACTCACGAATAACGACGTCACCTTCACTAACTACGCCTCACTGTCAGGGAACTACGTGTACATTGGTGGACCAGAAGACGGGATATTCAAGATTGTAACCGCTAACCCTGGAAGCTATGCTGATGTATACAACGCGGCTAAGAACTTTAAGGGCTACTTCTTTATCGACAAAGGTCGAGCGATTATGTGGAACACCGCCACAGACAGCTCTGGTTTGTACGGCTCTTACGTGGACTCCCAGGATTCCGATGTATACACAACGGTAGCATCTGAGGCAATCACCGCTGTTGAGTCAGGCACCCTAGCGTTCAAAGCTGGTGGAGCTACCCGTACTTGTTTCGCTGTATCAATCACAGACACCTCTTCAGGTGAAGTCTTTACTGACAACTACGACGGTACCCTTACTGGTGATGCTGGTGGAACAGGTACTATCAACTACATGACAGGAGCATTTACCATCACTGGCCAAACTGGTGCAGGTACCGCTGACTACCAATGGGAGGACAGTAACGCTAACGGAGTCACTGACTTCAGTAAGTCTGCTACCCGCCTAGCCGGTGAAGGATTCGTTGTAAGGCAAGACGCCGGTGGTGACGCTACTCAAGTAGTCATCCCTTATGACGGCTCATACTTCTCGTTCAAAGAAAACTCTGTCTACCAGTTCACTCTCGATAACGCTGACACCAACCCTACTAACGAACTTATCCGTACTGACGTCGGGGTTGAAACTCTGCGAGCGGCTGTTGGTACTAGTGCAGGTATTATGTACCTCAACACAGGGAACCCATCACGTCCGATGTTGAACATCTTGCAGCGTAACCCTGTGGGAGATAACTTCGTGACCGTTCCATACTTCCCACAATTTAAGTTTCAGAAGTACGGCTACTCACAAGTATCACTAGAGGCTTGGGATAAGTATGTCGTGGTGGCTTGTACAGAAGACTCAGCAAACAACAACCGCCTACTGATGTGTGACATGCAGGAGAAGACTGTTGATGTTGCTCCGTACAGTGCGAGTTGTTTCAATAAAGACGAAGGGTTGTTGTACACCGGCGATCCCCTATCACAAACTTGCTACGAAACCTTTAGTGGGTTTGATGACATGACTCTAAAGATTACCAATTACTGGGAATCAAAAGGTGATTTGATTGGGACTAAAGCTCTCAAGAAAACCAAGAACTTTATTTTCCGTGGTCAAATTGACCCAGCCCAAAAGATTCAAGTATTAGTATCAACCGACAACGGCGACTTTCAGCTGGTGGGTACTATCCTTGGGTCAGGTGACTACGTTGACTACAACACCACCTACGCTATCGGTACAACATTCATCGGGGATGGGACTGTCGGTGGGGACGACGATCCAACTGTCTATGATTTCTTATTAAAGATTAAGTTACGACTAGGTAAGTTCCGAAAACGAAAGGTGCGTCTAGTAGCAAGTGAATATGGATACTGCGCAATCCAGCAAATGACCGACTTCGACATCTGGGAATACGAAGACAAATTACCAAAACAATATCGAGGAAAGCAGAACGTGAGCCTCGATGGAGCTACTACGGACTTGGCAGAGCCTAGTGTTTAATATGATATAATTATACAAATATGGCAAATCTTATTCCTCTAGCAATCGCTGACCTTGAACTCCAAGTTACTACCGCAATTTCAGTTGGAGACGAGTCTTTCTCAATCAACGCGTCAGTCGATGATGACGGTGTATCACTGCCAGCTGGTAAGTACTGTTTTACTTTGGACTCAGGTACATCGAACAAGGAGTACCTTATCGGTCAGCTCAACGGGACAAGTATCACTTCAGTGAAATCAGTCTCACGACAGGGGGTTGAAACAACTGGAGCAGCACGAGCACACCGTGTTGGAGCACCTTGTATCGTCACTAACTTCGCTACCCTACAACGAGTCGCTGACATTTTGCGAGGAGAACTAACACTAGATGGTTCAGCGCCAATCATCTACGACGCAGAACCAACTCTAGCTGACCGCAAGGAAATGGCTACAGTAGGATATGTACTCGACACAGTTACTGGAGGTACCGTTGCTTTTGATACTCAAACAACCGCCGGTAACGCTGGCGAGACTGTCGCAGCTGGTGACTTGGTTTACTTTAAGACTTCAGACCAAGAGTGGTACCTTACAGATGCTGATACAGCAGCGACAGTAGAAGGGGTACAGCTTGGTATTGCCTTAGGATCAGGAACTGACGGGGTAGCTATTTCAGGAGGTATCCAGATTTCAGGTACTTACACTACGACAGGACTAACCGCTGGTTCAATTTACTACGCTGGTAACACAGCGGGAGCTTATACAACTACCGAAGGAACAACCCCTCAAGCTATTGGAGTGGCACTTTCTACTACTAAGTTATTGATGATTCCGCGCAACCCACAAACAGTTACTACTGCTGAGAAAACTCTTATTGCTTCTATTGAAGCTGGGACATATTTCCCAACTCCACAAGTAGTTACATTCACATCATCAGGAACATGGACAAAAGATGCTGGACTGAAATATATCATTGCAGAAGTACAAGCACCAGGTGGTGGTTCGTCATATCTAACAGACAACAATGTTACGAAATCGGCCCCAAGTGGGGGAGGGGGTGGGTATGGAAAGAAACTTATTTTAGCGTCTGCTTTAGGTTCTACAGAAACTATCACTATTGGAGCAGTTGGAGCAGCGGGTTCATTCGGCTCTACTTCAGGTACGGCAGGGGGCACAACTTCTTTCGGTTCAATTATATCAGCTACAGGTGGTGGTGGAGCAACAACTACTTTGGGCGGTTCGGGAGGAGGAGTTACTGGTGGAGACTTGAATATCCCAGGGGGAGATGGTGGATTTGATTCAAGTACTCTCTCCCCAACCGCAGGAGGAGGTTCATTCCTATCTCCAACATCAAGCACCAGACAAGACCGAGCAACAGCGGCTGCTGGGAAGAGTTACGGTGGAGGTGCACATGGAGCAGCTGATGGGTCTCAATCTGACCGCAATGGAGCTGCTGGAGGTCCTGGAATCGTAATAGTAACTGAATACTACTCATAATATGGACCCTCTCAACCTAACAGACCGCGAACGTAACGCCCCAGGAGGAATGAGTACTCTCGACGGAGGAGCCATGAGTGCTTACAACCCTGTGCTTAACACTCCTGCACCTGCTCCGGCTCCAGCACCCACCCCAACAGCCTCACCAGTAGAACCAGGTGTAGCTCCCCAACCAACTATCGGGGAGACTCTTGGTGGTATCAAGACAGAGGCCCTACGAATCCAAGACATTTTAAATCAACGACAAGCATCCGAATCAGGTGCTGGTTTTGCTACGTCAGGCTTTGAAGCCGGTCCAGAGTACAGTCCTTTTGACGAAGAGAAAGCACGACGTGAAGCGACCCGAAACCAAATGAAGCTCTACCAAGCTGAGATTGATGCGACTAACCAGGTATACGATCAGATGCTGAACGAAGCGCGTATCCAAGGACAAGGACGTATAGGTTCACAGCGAGCCGGTGCAGCGCGAGGAGGACTCCTTGGGTCTGACTTTGCAGCGTCACAAAAAGACAAAGTACAAGGCTTTAACACCGACATCAATCGTGGTATTCAAGCTGAACGAAGTGCTGCTATTGGGAATATCATGGGTACTGTACGCCGGTCAGTACAAGAAGAAATTGCTGCCAAACGAGAGGCACGACAAGCTGGTGCTGAAGAGTATTCAAACTACCTAGCTAATAAAGGTGCCCGACGTGACCAATATCGACAATCTATCGTACAGGACATGCTTGTCCAAGGCTACGACCCTAGCCAATTCTCAGAAGAAGAACTGGTGGAAATGCTTGACGGCTCAGGACTAAAGCCAAACGACATCATCGCAGAGTACGCACAGCAGAAGAACGCGAATGAGGCGGCGAGTTCGGCAGCAGACCTAGAAGGACGGAAGACAGAATCAGAAATCACCAAGAACCTAGCACAGGCTGAAGCTGAAGGATTTGTTACTCTGGGTGAAGGAACAATGCTCTACAACCCAGCGACAGGTGAGCAGATTAAGAACCCAAAGACGTATAAGCCAGGCTCAGCTAGTGGACTTTCTGTAGGAGGTCAAACACTGACCCAAGATATGGTGGCTGACGTTCACTCAGAATTAAATGAAACAAGAGGTAGTGATGGTTATGCTGATACAGGGGTGTATATGGATGAGTTTAATGCTTTTGTAGACCTGGGTGGCGATCCAAAAGACTTCATAAAAGAATACGACCCGAACGTCTACATTAACCCCAACGACACAACCCGCTCATTCCTACAAACAGCAATGAAGAAACCAGCGTCAGATAATCTTTTCTTAGGTTCACTCGGAGGGTTAGACATTGGAAGCGCTATCAATGAAGCTGCTTCAGTAGAATAATATGGAACCAAACACATCAAAACGATTTAGCTTTAGCGGAGCCGCTGCCCAACAACCACAGCGGCAGCGGTTTTCGTTTTCTCAAGCGTCTCCTAAAAAGCAAACAGCTACAGAGTTTAGAGACACTGCCTTCCCTCTTAAAGCCGCAGTCAGGAATTTCTCACTTAATAACCCTATTGGAAAAACGGCTTCCTTGGGAGAAAAAGCGAAAGAGTTTGTTATTCCTAGTCGTGGTTATGACGATACAACATACAGGCCGACACAAGAACTGACCTTAAAAAGTGGTAGGAAAATACAAGTCCCAGCGATACAGGACACTACAGCAAAAGAGAGAGCCGTCGGAGCCGCTAAATTTGTGGGAGAAACAGCGTTAGGACTAAGTGAGCTTGGAGCTATGGCTGTACGTCAAATCCCAGGCCTGGGTAAACTTGCTGGAGAAAGAGGCTTTACAGAAGATTTAGGTAAATATACCGAGCCATCAACACCTGGAGAAGCAGTCTCAATGCGTGCATTTGATGTAGCTGGATTTGTACCAGCTACAGTTGGGCGGGTTAGTCGAATCACAAAACTAAACAACCTCAATAAACTTGCTGAGAATAGTTTGACAAACAATCAATCTGGAGTTAGAAACAAGAAACTAACTTTCCTTAGAGATAATCCAGATCAAATTAAAAATGGAGAAGTCAGACTACGTGAAATTGAGGGAGGAAAAGTTGTTATTGAAGACGGAAGACACCGACTACAAGCCGGCGCAGAGAAAGGCGTGTTACCTAAAATTGTAGATGTAACTTCAGAATACACAGGGAAACCTTCAACAAAAATCAAGACAATTATTAGGGATATTAAAGCTGCTCCAGCTACGAAAGCAAAAATCTCTACAAGGACTGTCAGCAAAACACCAGAACCAAAACGACGGTTTTCGTTCCTTCGTAGTGCTTTAGGAAATCCAGCTATGCGACAAGGAGGCTATGCAGGAAGAGTGCCAGAAGGATTCCCAGGGCAACGGACAGCAAACAATCTAAACGGACCATCTGCTAAGAGTATCACACCGACTACAAAAATAGATAAACGCTTTGTGGACAACTTTCCAGAGTTTAGTTCAGCTACACGTATGGACGAGCTACGAAATCGTACTCGTGGGACACGCTCTAATCAGGAGTCACTGGAAGCTGCAAAAGCACTTGATTACACAGCAGATAGAGTACTAAGAATTCCAGAAGGTAGAGCCTTAAATGCAGAAGAAAAAATGGCAGTAAGCGGGGTTGTTGAAAACGAGCGTTTGCTGCTGGGGCGTCTTGAAGATAGGCTTAAAACCATAACTCCAGGTACTGATGAATTTAACGTACTACGATCAGAAGCGTCAAAACAAAAGGTAAAGGTCTTTCAGATGATGGCCGTAGAGCGGGGTATAGCAGCAGAAGCTGGACGATCCTTACAGGCATATAAAGCAACAGTGACTGCTATTGATAAAAATGAGGGCAAACTCGCTAAGTATCTTTCTAGTAGCAAAACTCCGCAAGAAACGAAAGATTACATCTATCGAAAAATTGAAGAGTTTGACGGTTCACCGGACGAGCTATCGTCACTGTTGCGGGAGTTAGACCAGGCAACACTGCTAGAAAAGTTTGTTGAGTATGCAACAGCAGCCAAGTTGTGGAATCCAACCACCCATGCAGTCAACATGGTTACATCAACCACACGAATGTTTATGCAGTCGCCTATTCATGCTGTCTCAGCTGCATTTGATTCGGTATTAAGTAAACTAACAGGCCGTCCCAGAGAACGTTTCTTATCTGATGCTGTGTCAGAAATTCAAGGACAGTATGCAGGGTGGAAACACGCCGGTCCGGAAGCAATGAAAGCCCTGAGAGATGAAAACTACGCTTTTGAATCACGTATTTTAAAGGACTTTGAGGTAAAAGGCCCGGCTATTAAAGGTCGTCCTGGTAAAGACGAATTACGTGATAGGCTTATGAACAACTTTGGTAAAGCTGTTCGTATCCCATTTCGGATGCTTGGAGTGGAGGATACCTTGATCCGTAAACCATCTGAAATGGGGGCACTGTATACTGCAATCAACCGTAAGGCACGAATGGAGGGTCTGAAGCCAGGTACAAAAGAGTGGGATGAGTACGTGGGGAAAGCTATCAACGACCCTGTGGGTGAGTATGGTGTTGAGTTTATGAAGGAGGTACAAGATATAGCTGACCAAAACCTTTTCCAAGAATCGATGCACCCAACTCTCAAACGAGTCTCTAACTGGCGTGAAGACGTACCAGCTATGAAGTTGTTTGTCCCTTTCTTCCGGACTATTGTAAACCTACAGAAGCAAGCAATCGAATTCTCTGTACTAGCTCCAATTTTACCAAGCTCCCGTAAAGCTCTTCGAGAAGGTGGGGGTGCTCGCTCAGACGTTTTGGCAAAAATGACACTGGGAACAGCAGCAACTATTCCACTGGTACAACATGCTATGGAAGGTAACATCACCATGGCTGCCCCAACCAACCCAGCAGAACGTGACGCCTTCTATGCTGAAGGTAAGCAACCATACTCAGTACGAATGGGAGACACATGGTATACATACAACCGTTTCTCACCTTTTTCTGAGTGGTTTGTATCAGCAGCAGCTCTCGCCGAAGCAGTTGAAAACGACGATGACAAATCGGCAGCAGAAATCACAGCACACATATTCTTTTCAATGACCCAAAACTTCTTTGATAAGTCTTTTGCTACAGGTATGCACGACCTCATGGAAGCATTGTCTGACCCTGAACGATCGAGTAATTGGATTGAAAACTTTGCCACAGGAGCAACAGTACCCAACTTTATCCCTTTGGCTGCGCGTGTAGTTGACCCAGTTATCCGCGAAACGGATGACTTGCGTGATGCTTATATTTCTAAGGTTCCTTACTTATCAAAAACGCTGGACCCAAAGCGTGATGTGTTTGGTAAACCTATCTCACGCCCTGGAAACGCTATTCAGAAAATTATCTCACCGGTTGTTCCGTCCCCAGTAGAGGTTGATATGGTCCGTGAGGAATTAAAATCTATTGGCTACCAAATGGGATTCCCAGGCAAAACCGCTGGTGGATTTAAGATGGATGACGAGACATATCGTATCTACCAGGCAGCATCAGGGAAGATTGTATACAAATCCTTGTCTCAAATGATACAGAACCCTGGCTATCAAAATCTATCACCACGTCAGCGGGAAAAAGCCGTCGATAAAATCGTAAGGGAAAGTCGAGAGTTGGTTAAGTCACAAGTTGCACAAGAGCAACTAATAATGCAGGAGATTAAAAACGAGTTGAAAAACCGTGGGTATTCATCAAACCAAGCTGATGACTTGGCAGTCAAAACTTATGAGATTATAAAACGTAACCAAGAAGGGTCCCAAGGACAACAATAAATGCAGCAGGTCCAAGGACATAAATACAAAAAGCAGCTACAGCATTAAACAAATCATTCATCCCCTCACCCTACTACCGTGATATAATATAGTCAACCTATGAACCCTGAACAACTACCAGAAGATAACAACGTAGAGCTAGAAACAATCGCTCAAAACGGATTACAAGCTAACGAGTCACTCGACAATGTTGACGCGAACACTGAGGTTGCGGCAGTTAAACTTGGTGAGATTGAGCAGAATCAGGAGGCTCAGATTCTTCAGTCTATGAAGGCAACAGAGGATACCATCGCTGCTATCAAGCCTAGTCTTGAAGCTCAGGCTAAGATGGCCAACATCTTTAGTTCATTGATGACGAACCTAGAGGGACCAGAGGGTCCACAAGGACCCAAAGGAGAGAAGGGTGAATCAATCACAGGTCCACAAGGACCCAAGGGGGAGAAGGGTGAAAAAGGAGACCAAGGAGTAGCTGGTCCTGCTGGTGAATCTATCGTTGGTCCTGCTGGGCCACAAGGTCCTGCTGGTCTAGCTGGACCCAAAGGTCCCAAAGGAGATAAGGGAGCACCTGGTAAAGACGCTGACTCAAAAACCATCATCAAAGAAACCACTACGATTGTTCGTGAGAAGTTGGGTGAAGAGGTCTCAAAACGACTGGATCAGAACATCCAGTCTGTTGAACGTCGTATATCAGCATCAAAGACAGTATCACTATCGGAACTTGATGACGTTGACCTAACAGCAGCTACCTTAGTAGACGGTAAATACGTCATTGGAGGCGGCTCATCACTCCCAGACCAAACAGGTAATAACGGCAAGTTTCTAACTACAGACGGTATAGACGCTTCATGGGCTTCTCTTGTAGGAGGTGGTGACATGGCAGCGGCAGTATATGACCCAACCGCAGTGGCAGGTGACGCTTTTGACATGGATAACATGGTTGAGGGTGCAAACACTAAAATCCTTACATCAGCAGAACGAACAAAACTAACTAACACTAGCGGAACCAACACAGGCGATCAAGACATCTCAGGTATTGCTACAAATGCAGGAGCTATTGCAGACCACATCGCAGACGCTACAGACGCCCATGATGCGAGTGCTATCTCAACAGTAAACACTAACTTCAAAGTAATTACTGCAACAGGCCAGCAGACATACAACGAGCAAAACGATACAGCGCTATTAAACGCCCGAACTACAGGTATTCGTTTCGGAGGTGTACCAACCGTTAGTGGTGGACTTGGGACAGGAACAGGGTTAGACATCACAGCAGGTGCCGGTCAAATCTTAGATAACACAGACCCTTCAAACCCAACATACACAGCTATCACTTGGACAGCGCAATCTAACGTCACACAGACAACAACGCCAGGATTAACGTGGTGGTACTTTGACGATAACTCAAACGCAGTAAAGCAAACAACAACCGAGCCGACATCATCAACCTCACGTACTCGTATTTATGTTGCACGTACATCATACACAGGTTCAGCTATCACGGGGGTTGTGACATCAGGTAACCCAGTACAGCAAGAAGGTCAAGGACTTAAAGACCTCGCAGAGGCACTAGGAGTATTCAAGGTAAGTGGAGTAGCGCCAGACGCATCAGGAGCAAACCTTAAACTGAAAGTCACATCAGGTGTTCTGTTTAGTTATCACTCAAACTGGGACACAGACTTCTTAAACCCTCACAAGCCAACTGAGGCAACCTTTGATTCAGGTGTGTCAGATGTATTCCGTTATGCTATTCCATCAGGAACTATTACTGTAGACCAAACAGACGTACAAGTAGCAAACTACGCACCAGCAGGAGTTGTAACAGCTATCCCTGGAGCCACTTCTCGTATTGGTATTCACTATGTATGGCGGTTCCCTGGTGGTAACACTAGACTTTCATATGGGACAGACTTCTACGCCAACGTAACGGCGGCAACCGAAGCTCTATCTGTTGCCAACGCAAATAGTAACGCGCCAGCAACATACGCAGCCAATGCGCTACTTGTTGGAGCTGTACTTGCAACAAAAGCAGAAACAGACTTAACAAACGCTACTTTTGTAACGACAAACGCTTTTGGTTCTTTTGCAGGTGGAGTCGCGGAAGGTGCAGGTGGCTCATACCTAGAGATTGCTAACAACCTCTCAGATCTAAATGATGCAGCCGTAGCACGAACTAATCTTGGACTAGGTACGGCAGCAACTACAGCCTCTACAGACTACGCCACAGCAGCACAGGGGACACTGGCAGGCACAGCCTTACAACCAAACACTGATATCACCGTCACTGACATCCAA